TAATCGCAGGAGACTCTATGGCGGATGAATCTGCCGCAGACCGTCAAGACTGTGTTGATCGTAACACTCAGCACCTTGAGCTTATGGTCGCCAAAGAAGATTGGGGTGATGAAGACATGACCGCAGTCAATGCAGCTATCAGCGCAGGTAATGGCTACACCGCGTCTTAGAAGGAAGCCTTGGTAATGATTGCAGAGCTTGTCGCTTTCAATGCTGCTTTTGGAGTGGTCAAGCAGTTCATTGGCAACGGCAAGGACTTGCACGATTGTTTCGGCCAGATAGGCCAGATGGTCAATGCTAAGGAAGATCTAAAGGCTAGGCAGCAAAAAAACAAGAAGTCTTTATTTGCAAGTGATGCAGAAGAATTTATGGCTTTGGAGCAAATAGCTCGGGCAGAGCAGGAATTACAAGATTTTATGGTTTACTACGGACGGGCTGGACTATGGGACGACTTTATTGTGTTTCAAGCTAAGGCCCGAAAGGCGCGATTAGAGGTTAAGAATGCACATACCCAAAAGATAAACCAGCGGATGCACTACGCAGGTCTTGCAGTTGGATGTATCTTGGTTTGTGTCGGGCTATACGCCTGCTTAACTATCATATTTGCGATTGTGAAGTAGCTATGGACGTACTAGACGCTATTGGGGCAATATGGCCCATCGCCTTGGGATTTGTAACCTTGGTTATCGTGCTCGCCAAGATGCACGCCGACATAGAGCAGGTCAAAGAAAAGATCCGCACGCTATTTGAGCTGTGGAATAATCGAAATAAATAAACTAGGAGGAGTTATGAGCGAACAACAGGAACAAAAACCGGTAATCCTGACCATTGACGATCAGGAGTATGACGTAAATGAACTTGGTAACGACACCAAAGTACACTACGTCGAAGTGGTTAACCTGCGTAAACAGCTTGCTGATTTGCAGAATCAAATTGCGGCAGCACAGCAGCAAAGTATTAACTTACAGGTTGCATTAGGCTTTCGTGAAAACGCCCTACGGGAATCAATCCAAGTGGTTGAAGAACCTGAAGCAGAATTGGTGAACTAATGGCCGAGACTCATGCCAGTAAAGCGTTAAAGAAGATTGAGATCCATGAGGCTGAATGCGCTTTGCGTTATGAGTCTATTAAGGAACGGTTAGACTCTGGGTCACAACGCTTTGATAAGTTAGAGCGTATGATCTGGGGCATCTACCCTGTCATGATTACTTCGTTAATTGCTATTGTTGGGTTGGTGATAACACAATGAAATTTGACGCCATTAAAGGGCTAATTGGTACGTTGGCACCCACTATTGGGAAGGCGCTTGGTGGGCCTTTAGGTGGTGCTGCCGCACAAACAATCGCCAGTGTTCTGGGTTGTAAATCGGACGAGAAATCAATTGCCACTGCAATCCAAGCGGCGACCCCTGAACAGCTTGCAGAAATCAAGAAAGCGGAATTTGATTTTAAAGCGCGGATGAAGGAGCTAGACGTAGATGTTTTCAAACTTGAAACAGACGATATCCAGAATGCGCGAATGGCTTTCAAAGGTGACTGGACGCCAAAATTTATTGCGGTTGCTTGCGTCCTATTCTTCGGAGGTTACATCGCGTTGGTCACGCTACAAGACCCTGTTAATACAGACAACGGCATTGTTAATCTTGTGCTTGGTTATTTGGGTGGGATCGTCAGCAGTATCATATCTTTTTACTACGGCGCTTCCCACAAGCATGACGAATGAAAACTAGCAAAGAAGGTATATCCTTAATTAAAAAATTTGAGGGCTGTGAGCTTGAAGCTTATCAGTGCTCTGCAGACGTGTGGACGATTGGGTATGGGCATACTTACAAGGTTAAAGAAGGTGATACTTGCAGCCAAGAAGATGCTGACAGGATTCTTGCGGAAGATTTGGAAGAGTTTGAGGGATACGTTCAAGAGGCAGTAGATGTCCCTTTGAAACAAAATGAATTTGACGCATTGGTTGCATGGACTTATAACTTAGGTCCGGGTAATCTTAGGTCTTCAACAATGTTGAAGCGATTAAACGACAGTCGTTTTGACGAAGTACCATCTGAAATGCGCCGATGGAACAAGGCTGGTGGCAAGGTTGTCAACGGGCTAGTCCGCAGAAGAGAGGCTGAGGCGCTATTATTCAAAAACGAAGATTGGGGTCATGTCTGAGCTTGCGCTAAAAGACTTCGACATTTTATCTGATGCGGAAAAAGCGGAAGCTCTTGCTCTGCTTAAAAAATACGACCAGCTCGAAAAACAAGACGAATGCCAAAATGACTTCATAAATTTTGTGAAGCATATGTGGCCAGAGTTTGTTGAGGGTCGTCACCACAAGATAATTGGCGAAAAGTTCAACCGAATTGCTCAAGGTAAATTGAAGCGATTGATTGTGTGCTTGCCGCCTCGCCATACCAAATCTGAATTTGCCAGCACCTATTTTCCAGCTTGGATGATGGGACGGCGTGGCGACTTAAAGATCATTCAAACAACTCACACCGCCGAGCTTGCTGTACGGTTTGGCCGTCGCGTCAGAAACATTATCGACTCAGAAGACTATCAAGAAGTCTTTCCAAAACTAAAGCTTCAAGCCGACAACAAGTCTGCCGGTCGATGGACGACTAACGAGGGTGGTGAATCTTTTTACTCAGGTGTTGGTGGCGCGATAACCGGACGTGGCGCTGATTTGTTGATTATCGACGACCCGGTTTCTGAGCAAGACGCTCTTTCTGCAACCGCAATGGATTCGGTTTACGAGTGGTATACGTCCGGTCCTCGACAGCGTTTGCAGCCCGGTGGAATTATCGTGATTGTTATGACGCGATGGTCTACCAAAGATCTAGTCGGGAAGGTTATTAAGAAGCAGGGAGACGATCACGCTGACCAGTGGGAAATGATCGAGTTCCCAGCAATTATGCCGGAGACAGAAGAGCCTCTTTGGCCGGAGTATTGGAAAAAAGAGGAACTTTTAAGTGTAAAAGCGTCTCTTCCTGTTGCCAAGTGGAACAGCCAGTGGCTGCAGAATCCAACTGCGGAATCAGGGTCAATCGTCAAGCGTGAATGGTGGGAGGTTTGGGATAAGGACTATGTACCGGCTTATTCTTACGTCATTCAGTCTTATGACACGGCTTTTTCAAAGAAGGAGACTGCCGACTACTCGGCCATTACAACTTGGGGGGTTTTTACCCCAGAGGTTGACGGGCCTGACTGCATAATTCTGCTGGATGCAAAGCGGTTCCGTGTCGATTTCCCCGAGCTTAAAAAGATCGCTATGGACGAATACAAATACTGGGAGCCAGATTGTGTTCTGGTTGAGGCAAAGGCTTCTGGCACGCCGTTGACGCAAGAATTAAGGCGTATGGGCATCCCGGTCACAGCCTATACACCAAGCCGAGGTCAGGATAAGATTGCAAGAATGAACAGTGTCGCGCCTCTTTTTGAATCAGCTATGGTTTGGGCACCAGACGACAGCTTTGCCGAAGAAGTTATCGAAGAAATGGCAAGCTTCCCATACGGAGATCATGACGATTTTTGTGATAGTGCTACAATGGCGCTTATGAGATTTAGGCAGGGCGGTTTTATCGCTCTTGAAAATGATTACCAAGACGAGGCTAAGTTCTTGCCTCGAAATAGACAGGTATACTACTGATGGCTATTGATAAATTACTTGGCACAGAAGAAGATCCAGATGTCATCCCATTGTCTCGGGAGATGTCGGTAACGCCAGAACCTAGCCGAGAAGATATGATCAGAGATGCTGCCCAGATTTTGGTGGCTGAAGAAGACATTCTAATTGACGATGAGATCGACGCGGTTCCAGAAACAATTCAGATCCCGTTTGACTCAAACCTAGTTGATTTTCTCGACAAATCAGACCTTGGAAAGCTTGCAAGCGATGTCTTGGAGTCTATTGATTCAGACAAAGAAAGCCGTTCCGAGTGGGAAAAGACCTATGTTGACGGGCTGAAGTACCTTGGCATGAAATTCGACGAGACTAGATCCCAACCGTTTCAAGGGTCTTCTGGCGTAATTCACCCAATCCTTGCTGAAAGCGTGACTCAGTTTCAGGCGCAGGCTTATAAAGAGCTTTTGCCAGCACAAGGCCCTGTTAAAACTGAGATCGTTGGCGCTCGCACGCCAGAGATTGAAATGCAGTCTCAAAGGGTCGCCAACTTCATGAATTTTTACATCATGAACGTGATGCAGGAATATGACCCCGAGCTGGATATGCTTTTGTTCTACCTGCCAATTGCAGGGTCTGCGTTCAAGAAGGTTTACTACGATCAATCTATGAGCCGAGCGGTTTCAAAGTTTATCGCCCCAGAAGATTTGATCGTTCCGTACGAGGCTTCAGACATTCTTTCTGCTGAGCGGGTTACGCACGTCATTAGGATGAGCAAAAATGAGATTCGCAAGCAACAGCTAAGCGGTTTTTACGCAGACATCGAGCTAAAAGGCGATTCTTACAGAGTTAATCGTAGCGACATCGAAGAAGAGATTGATGAGATTGAAGGTCAGTCCCCAAGCTATTCTGAGAACCGAGATAGAACTGTTTACGAGGTTCATACCATACTGGATCTCCCCGGTTACGAAGATGTTGATGCTGAGGGTGAGGAAACGGGCTTAAAACTGCCTTATATCGTGACAATTGACGAACAATCTCAGCAAGTCTTGTCCATCCGAAGAAACTACACAGAACAAGACGTAACCAAGCAAAAAATTAACTATTTTGTGCAGTACAAGTTCCTTCCCGGTCTTGGCTTCTACGGTTTAGGCTTGAGCCACATGATTGGCGGTCTTGCAAAGGCTTCAACGTCTATTCTTAGGCAGTTGATTGACGCTGGTACGATTGCAAACTTGCCTTCCGGGTTTAAGGCCAGAGGAATGCGGATTCGAGACGAAGACGAGCCTCTCCAACCCGGAGAATTCCGAGATATCGACACTACCGGTGGTTCTCTCAAGGAAAACTTGATCCCGCTACCTGTCAAAGAGCCTTCAAACGTCTTGATGCAGCTTTTGGGTATGTTGATTGACTCTGGTAAGCGTTTTGCCAGCATTGCAGACACCAATGTCGGTGACGTAAACCAAGCGATGCCGGTCGGAACAACAGTGGCTTTATTGGAACGCGGCACCAAGGTAATGAGCGCGATTCATAAGCGCTTACACTACGCTCAACGAATTGAGTTTCAGCTTCTGGCCAAAGTATTTTCTGAATACCTACCGCCAATGTACCCTTATCAGGCTCTTGGCGGCGCTCAAGAGGTCAAGCAGACTGATTTTGACGGGCGTGTCGATGTTATTCCTGTCTCAGATCCCAACATCTTTAGCCAGTCTCAAAGAATTACAATGGCTCAAGAGCTAATGCAGCTCGTGCAATCAAATCCTGAAATTCATGGGCCAAAAGGGATTTATGAAGCTTACCGCAGAATGTATTCTGCGCTAGGGATTGATAATGTTGACAGCCTTTTGCAACCACCACCACCACCGCCCCCACCCCCTGCTCCGATTGATGCGGGGATTGAGAACAGTGGTTTTATGATGGGCCAGCCTCAGCAAGCTTTTGAGCCACAAAATCATCAGGCTCACGTTGATACTCATAGGTCTTTGTTTTTGACCGAGGTTGTAAAAACCAACCCGCAGTTGCAGGCTTTGGTCATCGCGCACAGTATGCAGCACTTGCAGTTTATGTCTACACAGATGGCGAAAGAGCAGATGCCGCCACAAATACAGCAGCAGGTTCAGCAGCTTGAGCAGCAAATGACGCAAGTACCGCCAGAGCAGCAGCCACAAGTGGTTAGTCAGATTCAGATGATCACCGAAAGTTTCTCATCGCCAATCATGGCTCAGTTGACGCAGGACTTCTTGATGTCAATTGGTCAAGGTAGCGAGGAAGACCCTTTAGTCCAGATCCGGCAAAAAGAGCTGGATTTAAGAGAGCAAGAATTAAACGCGGACCAAAGCCAGTTTGAAGACAAGCAGGCCCAAAGAGGAGAAGAGAAACTCCTTGAGTCTGAAATTGCCAAACAAAGAATCGGCGTTCAGAAGTCGGTCGCAGACGATAAACTTGATATTGCCACGCAGAGACTTGAGCAGCAGGCTGAGTTAAAGTTGCTTGAGTTGCAGGCTAAATTTGGAGGTATACGATGACAACCAGTTATATTCTTGAACAGCAAGCGGATCTTAGAACAAACAAAGCTTTGATGCGCGAAGCAGAGCGAGCAGAAATTAAGATGCTTGCCGAGAAGAAAAATCTTCAGCAGGCAGCAGATGAAGCAAGGCTTGAGGCGAAGCTTGCAAGGATTAAGCAAGGAGTCGCAGCACCGGTTTCTGTAGAGATTGAAGCGCCGAGTCCTGTAGAGCCGAAGACAATTCAGCCTAAGCCTAAAGCAAAAGTTTCTTTTAGGAAGAAGCCAGTAGAAGAGGAGACAAGCGATGCCTCTGAAGAAGGGTAGCGGTCAAAAAACCATTAGTAGGAATATTAGTATGCTCAGAAAAGAAGGTAAGCCAAAAGATCAGGCCGTCGCTATTGCGATGAAAACATCAAAAGGCATGAAAGACGGCGGTGCTGTCTCGAAGGGTCAGTTAAAGGTTAAGGTCAAGAAAATGCGTACCAGAGGAACTGGCGCTGCGACTAAGGGCCTAGATTATTACGAGCGCGTATGAGAGACGACGTTGACCTAGCCTCATCTTTAAAGCGAATGGTAGGTGATCGGAGAAGTTTGATCGTTGAAACATTGTGCGAAGGTTTGCTTAAAGATATGGAACATTATAAAAGTTTGCAAGGCGAGCTAACTGCGTTAAACTTGGTGGAGCAACATATCCAAGACTTTTACGCAAAAGGAGAGCGCTAGTGACAAAACCGTCGATTGAATCGGCCTTTATTCAGAAAGAGGATTTGGTTTTAGATCCGTCATTGCTGAGTAAAACCGTACTGGAGAGGATGCCTACACCTTCGGGTTGGCGAATGCTTGTTATCCCTTATATCGGGAAACGAACAAGCAAGGGCGGCATTCATCTAACCAAAGAAACCGTGGACCGAGAATCGCTTGCAACGGTTGTTGCTTATGTTGTGAAGAAAGGTCTGCTCTGTTACTCGGACAAAGAAAAGTACGGCGAAACACCATGGTGCGCAGAAGGCGACTGGGTGTTAATTGGCCGGTATGCTGGTGCTCGTTTCAAGCTTGACGACGGAGACGAGGTGCGCATAATCAATGATGATGAAGTCATTGGTACTATCCTTAACCCTGATGACATAGTGAGTAGCTGGCGATGACAGTAGAAAATTCAAACGCGGTAGAAGAAGAAATTGAAGTTCAAATTGTTGAAGATCCACCCGAAGGGCAGGAAGGCGGGGCGGTCAGCAACGATGACGAGCTTGAGCGCTACACCAAATCGGTTAGCAAGCGGATTAATAAGCTAAACCAAAAGACCAAGCAAGCTGAGGAGCGTGCTCAGTACCTTGAGTCTCTTGCTCTGCAAAAAGATCAGGAGCTTGATGCGTACAAAAAACATTCTGTTGTTCAGCAGACGACTGTGTTGCAAAAAGAGCAAGAAGCTCTTTCCTCGAAAGAAAGCCAGATAGATGATATCTATCGAAAAGCTATTCGGTCTGGTGACGCTGATTTGATTTCCAAGGCGGACACTCTAAAGAACGATATTGCGATTCAGAAAGAAAAGCTTCGAGTTGCTCAGTCTAGGCAGTCACAGTATGTTGCCGAGCAGAGCGGTCCTCAGCAAGTCCCGCAAGAAAACTATCAGGCATACCAGCAGCCTCAGCAGCAAGTTGAGCAGGAAGTAAAACCTACGAGCGAAGCTTTAAGCTGGCATGATCAAAACAAATGGTATGGCGATTCTGAGAACGAAGAAAACCTTCAGGCGACTCAGTTTGCATATTTCACTCATTTCAATCTCATTAACGAGGGGTTTGAACCAGACTCCGAAGAGTATTACAATGAATTGGACACAAGAGTTTTTCGGATCTACCCGACTTTACAGGGTGATTCGGTAGCCGAAAAAAAGGAAGATAGACCCGCTGTGCAAAGAGTCGCTTCCGCCAGTTCTGCTGGACGGCAACAAACACAAGGCAGCAAGCGTGGTGTTAAGTTCACTCAATCTGAACTTCAGCGCCTCCGTGGTTTGAAGCCACACAATATGTCCGAGGAAGCTTGGCTTAAACGTGTGGCATCAGAAAAGCAAAAAATTGCTCAAAGGGAGGCAAGATAATGACAGATTCAGCTAATAAGACCCGCGCTTCGCGTGATTCCGAGACGCACGATAAACAGGCTCGACGACGACCGTGGCGACCAGTTCGTAAGCTCGAAACTCCCCCGGCACCTCCCGGTTACACCTATCGGTGGATCAGGGAATCAATGCTAGGGCAAGAGGATCGGGCGAACGTAAGCAGACGGATAAGGGAAGGTTGGGAGCTTGTAAAAGCATCTGATCTTCCTCCAGAGTGGGAACTTCCTACGATGGATGCCGGAAAGCACGCTGGAGTCATATACAACGAAGGATTATTGCTGGCGAAAATACCAGACGAAACGGTTGAAGAGCGCAACGCATATTATAATGCGAAAAATCAAGCGGCCACTGACGCATTGGATAACACAATGTTCAATGAGACTCGCGGCGATCAGCGTTACGTTAAGTATGACCCTCAGCGAGACTCCCAAGTAACATTTGGTAGACGCTAAGTCTCAAGGAGATAAAAATGGCTAATAAAGATGCCGCTTTTGGTTTAAAGCCCGTTCGGATGATCGGCGGAGCACCTTATTCAGGTGGTCAAAGTCGTTACCGCATTGCTGCTGATTATAACACCAGCATTTTTCAGGGCGATATGGTTACTCAAGTAACCGGTGGGCACGTTGCCCTTCATGCTGACGGGGGCGTAGTGCCCATTGTTGGTGTATTTAACGGTTGTCAGTACACAGACCCCACCAGTGGTGAGCAAGTGTATAGCAACTACTATCCAGCAGATACTGACGCTGCGGACATCATTGCTTTTGTAATTGATGATCCAATGGTTGTGTTTGAGGTTCAAGCAGATATTGCTTTCCCAATTGCTGATTTGTTCGGTAACTTTGATATCGTTTATACGACAGCAGGATCTACCAAGTCTGGTGTTTCTGGTGCCGAATTGAAAGTGACTGATGGCGGAACTGCCTTGACACTTCCAGTTAAAGCGATTGATATTTCTGAAGATCCTACAAATTCAGACGTAGCGACAGCGCATACTAATGTGCTTGTCGTAATCGAAAACCATGTATTCGGCATTAAAGGCGCTGGATTAGCATAAGGAGAGTAACAAATGGCTATTTCAAGAGCACAACTAGCTAAAGAGCTAGAACCCGGCTTGAACTCGTTGTTCGGTATGAGCTATGACAGCTACGATCGAGAGTACGAAGAAATCTTCGCAATTGAAGATTCTCAGCGTGCCTTCGAGGAAGAAGTCCTCATTACCGGTTTCGGTTCAGCACCAACGAAAACTGAAGGTCAAGGTGTTGTCTTTGATAATGCTGGCGAGTCTTACTCGGCACGTTATTCGCATTTGACAATTGCTTTGGCATTTGCCCTTACCGAGGAAGCTGTCGAAGATAATCTTTATGATAGTTTAGGTAAGCGTTATGTCAAGGCACTTGCTCGCTCTATGGCGAACACCAAAGAAGTAAAAGGCGCTGATGTACTAAACAATGCGTTTTCTGCTGGCTTTACTGGCGGCGATGGCGTTTCTTTAATCAACACAGCTCACCCGTTGTCTGGTGGCGGTACTGCCGCTAACCGAGCGGCTACTATGTCTGATTTAAACGAAACTTCATTGGAAGATGCTTTGATTGACATCTCAACCTTTACCGATGATCGAGGACTGACCATTTCGGTGCAGGCGACTAAGTTAGTCGTACCTCCTCAGTTGGTCTTCGTTGCTGACCGAATTTTGAATTCGGACAAGCGATCTGGGACTGCTGACAATGATCTCAACGCGATTAAGAGCACTGGCGTTCTGCCTAATGGTTACACTGTTAACCATTATTTGAACGACCCAGATGCCTTCTTCTTGTTGACTTCGGTTACAGACCAAGGCGAAGGTCTCAAGATGTTCCAACGCTCCGCGATGGAAACTTCTATGGAACCTGACTTCTCAACCGGAAACATTCGCTACAAAGCGAGAGAGCGATATAGTTTTGGATTTTCGGATTGGCGTGGAATTTACGGCTCACAAGGCGCTTAGGCGTAGTGACCACTAACATTCTGCAGGAATCATAGATTCCTAGACAATCGGTTTATTTTAAACGATGAGAAAAGGGGCTAAATAGCCCCTTTTTTTTGTCTCAATATTGCCCTAGAATGTTGGTCAACTGAGAAAAACAGCCCTAACGACCGGCTCAGCGGACGTTACGAAGACATTAGGGCGAATCCTTTCGTAAGAGGTGAATACCATGGCACAAACTACTTTTTCTGGTCCCGTTAGATCTTTAGCCGGTTTTATTACTGCAGGCGTGAACAGCACGATCAGCCTTGCGGCAGACACTACGCTTACCGTAGCTGCTCATGCTGGCAAAATCATTTTGCTGAACGATGCAGACGGCAAGTTTACTTTGCCATCTATCAACGTGAACACCCCCACTGACCCAACGGCCCCTAGCCAAGACAACAACACTGGCGCTTCGTTTTTCTTTTATGTAGAAACCGCAGCGACTGATCTTGATATCTTGACTGACGGCACTGGCAAGTTTGTTGGCGCGGCAATGGTTGCCGTAGATGATGGCGCTAAAAAAGCGTTTATTCCTGCAGCATCTAACGATGTCATCACTTTAAATGGATCAACTAAAGGCGGAATTGTCGGCAGTGTTATCAGGATTACTGCTATTGACGATGCAACGTACTTGGTTCATGACTCTTTATTGCTAGGTTCAGGAACGATTGTTACGCCTTTCGCTGACGCTTAATCGCTATAACTCAGGAGAGTAATAATGGCTGATGCAGTCACGTCACAAACCATTCAGGACGGCGAGCGCAAAGCTGTCCTGAAGTTTACAAATATTTCGGACGGAACCGGAGAGGCTAATGTGGTCAAGGTGGATGTATCTGCACTGACTGCAAATAGCGCCGGTAAATCTTGCTCCAAAGTCACGGTTGCGAAAATATGGTGGCAGTGTGTGGGCATGGGGGTTGAGCTGTTGTGTGATGCCACCGCAAACACGTTGATTATCGGCCTATCGCCCGACAGCAATGGTTTCCATGATTATTCTGATTTCACCGGCATTCCAAACAATGCTGGTGCTGGTGTAACGGGCGATATCTTGTTCACCACTATCGGGGCAAGCAGTACCGACACTTACACGGTTATCTTGGAACTTGTAAAAGAGTACGCCTAGTATGGCTACGACCAAGGACACAAAGAGAACGGAGTCTGGCCGCGTATCATATCGCGGCGAGTCTTTCTCCGGCTTTAATAAACCTAAAAGGACTTCTGGCGGCAATAAGAAGTTCGCGGTTCTTGCTCGTCAAGGCGATCAAGTTAAGCTGGTTCGTTTCGGTGATCCAAACATGACAATCAAAAAAAACATACCAGAACGAAGAGCCAGTTTTCGTGCTCGCCATAAGTGCTCAACGGCGAAGGACAAACTCACGCCTCGATACTGGTCTTGCAAGGCATGGTGATATAAATGGCAGAACCAACTGATTTAAGCCGCGCTCAAGACGAATACGGAAGTTCAGCTTCCCCTTACGGCTCGCTGAGTGATTACTTGATGCAGCAACCGGTTTATGACCGTGGCCCGAGAGAGGCTCCTGCTACTCCAACAATGCGCCAGCTTGAAGGCCCTACGACAGACGAGCTTCTTGCTGATCAATATAGCAAGATTATGGCGGAGCAAAAGGCTGCGGACGAAGCTGCCTCCACTGCTCGTCAGACGGAAATCGACAACCTCCAAAGCCTTTTAAGAGAAGAGATCTCAACCTCTGCTGACGCTGCGTCATCTCAGCGATCAGATATGACGACCGCTCTTGAGAACCGTATCAAAGAACTTCAAGCCGGTGTCGATACTGAGACCGCAGCTTTACGCCAGCAGGGTCTTGACGAAAGATCTGCAATCTCAACAGAGCAGCAGCGCATCTCTGATATGGTTCAAGCAAACATGGATCAGACCGCTGCTGACTTGGCGGCTCAAGAAGAGCGCGTAAAGGCTGAGCAAGCAGCCGCCATTGGCAGTTTGGAAGACAAGCAAGGCTCTTTGGTCGGAGACATAAACACTAGAATTGGAGACTTGAATTCTGCCTTAAACACGGCTCAAGAAAAAATAAACGCAGACCTTGATTCTAGGGACGAGAACCTAACAGGTTCTCAGAAAGCAGCATCAGACGCCTTGCAGGCCACCATAGATTCGGTTAAAGCTGATCTGGAAACTGTTCAGTCCGACTTTAAAACTGAAACCGACGCCCAAGGATCTTCGATAACAGATATTGAGGGGAGAATTGGCGACCTTGGTTCAAGCTTAACGAAGGCGCAAGAAGAGATAAATAAAGAGCTAGACGCAAGAGAAGCTTCTCTGAGCGGCGCTCAAAAGGAAGCCGCCGACGCTATTAGGGCCGAAATTAGTTCTGTTAAAGGTGATTTAGACACTATTCAAACAGATTTAAAGACGGAAAATGAAAGCCAAGGAACTTTGATTGGCGATTTGGACACAAGGATCGCGGACCTTAACTCGACTTTAAACAGCACCCGCGAAGAAATTAATAAAGAGTTAGACGCAAGAGAAGCCTCTTTGAGCGGAGATCAAAAAGCGGCAGCAGAGGCTGTTCAAAGCGAAATTGAAGGTGTAAAAAGCGATTTAGAAACCATTCAGTCAACGATAAAAACCGAAAATAAAGCTCAAATCGACGCTCTTCGTGGCGAAAGAGAAACGCTTCTAGGCAATATTGAATCGGATGTAATCGGATTAAAGGAAAACATTGAAGGCTTGCCAATTGGGGAGCTTCAATCGCAAATTGACACCCTCAGATCCGAATCAGATACTTTGCGCGGGACGGCCAGCGAGGAGCGCAAAGATTTATTTTCACAAATGGAATCGCTCCGAGACGGAATGCTTACAAATGATCAGGTAGGCGCTTCAATTGACGCGGCTTTGAAGTCTGGGGCATTAACCCCGGACCAAATCAATTCTGCAATAGATTCTTTGAGGGCTGATGTAGAAGGTAAGATTGGCGGAATGGCTTCCACAGAGAGCCTAGAGACTTTGAGGTCTAACATTCAAACCTCGATTGATGATATGGCTAAGCAGTCAGATCTTGGCGCTTTACAAAAAATTGTAGAAGGCAGAGCAACGAATGAAGATGTCGCAAAGTTGAGCGAGTCTTTGCAAGGCAACTCTGCTGGTATCGAGGCTCTTCAAAAGACGCTTGAAGGAAGAGCTACAAACGAAGATTTAGCTGCGCTTCAAACAGCGTTGACCAGCAATGTTGCTAGTATCGATACGCTCCAAAAGGCGCTTGAAGGAAGAGCTACAAACGAAGATTTAGCTGCGCTTCAAGAATCTTTGCAAGGCAATGCCGTTGGTATCGAGGCTCTTCAAAAGGCGCTTGAAGGAAGGGCTACAAACCAAGATTTAGCAGTCCTTCAGGAGTCATTGGCCGGGGCGGCTAGTAAAGATGAGCTTGCGGCACTTCAAACATCTTTGACCGGCGCTACAGGAGATTTCGACACTCGGTTTTCAGAGCTTCAAAAGCAAATGCTTAACCCTGATGACATCGCTAAACAACGTGCCGATGCTATTGCCTCTGCAATGGACCCGATTGCGGCTCAACGCCAAGAAGCTATTGCTGCAGCAATGAACCCAATTGCCCAACAACGCCAAGAAGCGATCACTGGCGCAATTAACCCTATTCAGGCTCAGATAGAGGAGTTGAGAGGCAGTATTCCTGCCCAGCAAAACATTGACATTGACGCTCTGAGGCAGTCGATTATCGATGAAATTAACGCCAAAACTCCTGCCGTTGACACAGGTGGTGGTTCAACAGGCGGTGGTTCAACAGGTGGTGGTTCAACAGGCGGTGGTTTTAGCGGGACGCCGATTGACAACTTTATGGGCGGAAATGTTCCACTCCCTGATACTATAATCCCTGATACTATAAATATCGTCGGCCCTTCAGCCGTAGCCACACAATTACCAAAAGCGTCAGGCTCAAAAATTAAAGTCGGTAACATGCCCGGCGGCGGAGTTGGTTCAGGGTATGTAAAGACTGGCGCTCCTGCGTACAGTCAATCAGGATTTCTTGCAGGAGAGATACCTCCTGACGGGAGCTTTTCAGGACCATTTCAAGTTACGCAAGCCCCAGCACTGCAAGCGGCTCCTAAGTTTTCATACGCAGGTTCTAGGAGGAGGCAGTAGCTGTGAAATCTTCTGCCCCTAAGAATGTAGCCAACCCGAGCCTTTACGCCAAAGCAAAAGCTAAGGCCAAGAGCAAGTTTGACGTTTACCCGTCAGCATACGCAAATGCGTACATGGTTAAGGAATACAAGAAGATGGGCGGCACTTACAAGACTCCGAAGAAAATGAACAAGGGCGGCGCGGTTTTTATAAAGCCAAAAGGCTGTGGTGCTGTTATGGAATCTAAACGTAAAATGGTAAAAGTGCCTCGTGGCTAAGACGGGACTAGACAAATGGTTTGGCGAAAATTGGGTT